TTTTTTAATCTTCGAAAGCAGCCCCAGTGTTCGTAACGAAGAAGTCAAGGGCTATAAATTCTATCGAACGAGTCGGCTTCAAGAATATCTTAGCGTACATGATATTTCTATCAACCAAATCATCGGTAGTGGTTGTCTCGTCAAGAACCAGTCTGAAATCAGAGAGTCCATACTGTGCCTTTATCGAGTCTAAGAATGGAACAACTCGTGACGTGAACCTGTCCCACGTATCTCTAACATTTGGCTCGAACAAAATAGAAGAGGCGATTCTAGAGATTTGCTTCTTCACGAAGAGAAGTAGTCTTCTCACATTAATTCTGTCAAGAGCCGAAGGCGTCACCTGAAGAGTTTTCTGTCCGAAGACAACGATACCTTCTGATGGGAAGCTGGCAATTGGGTTAATGTTTCTTTCGTATAGCTTGTCTCTTTGTTTAGAGGTAAGCTTTTGTCTTACGTTAACCACTGGCAACCCAGCGACACCCTCAGAGAGTCCTCCGCGATTAAATCCAGCCGGTGCGAACCAGAGATCAGCGTTTCTTTGTGTGCTGGAGAATGTACCCAGAGCGACAACAGAAGGCGGCACCCATACAAAGGATCCTGCGCCTACCGACGAGGCTGTATCTCTAATTTGTACCCAAGGATAGAATGCACATGCATAGCTCGTATTAATGCTTCTATCGCGCAGTTTGGTCGCTGCCTGATCAACATCTCCAATACGATTTTGTACAGAAAGCACACCATCATGAGCGTTGACATAATCGCCGTCTAGATCAATAATCGCTAGCGCGTCTCCTCGATCTTCACAGACTCGAATCATGTGGTCTGTAATTCCAGTATCTTTTACTCCAGGAACAACAAGGAGATCCATTTCCACTGCTTCTGCGTCTGCGACAGTATCAATTGCTTTCTTAACTGAGTTGTAAGCATAGTTATCTCTTTCAATTCGTGAAGCGTCATCGAGGCGTGAATTTCTCAACGGATCTCTTTCGAAAATATCGAATCCGTCAGAACCGCCGTAAAGCACGGAAGTAAATCTGTCGTATCCCATATCAAGCACTTCGCGATATCCTTTGCTGCCTGTGGCAGTGTACGACGTACCTGATTTTCTAGAACCAGATACATAGACTGCTCTTGATGTATCCTCTGCGCTTCCGGAAAGGTCGTCCAAAGTGAAAATCCAAGCGTATTGCGTTTGGCCAGCGGTTGGCTCAAGCGTTGTAGCATCATATGCTCCATCAGCCAAAGCACGCACAACATCTTTATTGCTTTCATCATATAATGAAGAAGGAGTTGCTTCGTGCAGCCTGCTGAAGTTTGCTCCAAAGTAAGCATCGGATGGTCGAACAAGAGATCCAGACTTTGTATTCATTCGGACAGGAACTGTCGGGAAATCATATATAAAGTGCGAACCGGTTTGCTCAACAAGATTTATTTTATTTTGGAAATGTCCTGGTGCTGCAGCTGCCGAGCCAGACATGTAAAATTGTTCTAAAACATCTGGCCAGTTAAATAGGACATGGCTGCCAACGGCTCTTCCGCTAGAATGGCCGCTGTGCTTGTGCACTGCAGGGACAACACCTGTGTCTATCATGGAACCAGCATCTCCGGCTAGATTTGAGAGGTGAGGGGCACCTATGTTAGGCAACTCTCTGCCCGTCAGTTGAGCAAATTCAGTGCTACCAGAGTTCGCCATCACACTAATGTACCTAATTGGGCCATTGACGCCAAATGGAAGGGCTTCGGCGTTTACGGTACCATCGCGAACTACGTCGCTTAGGAGCACTCTGACAAATTTAGAGTTGTTATCGTAATCACCCTCTTCTTGGTAGCGGCGCTCAGACTCATTCCATCTTAATAATTTGTCTCCAATTCTTCTAGCAATAAAGTTTTCAGAATCAGGATTTAAGTTAAGATTTGTGAATCTCTCCATTATAACTGGAGCGGCATCGCTGTCGTCTTGTTTTCTTATAACAACACTGAATGATCCGTATCTTTCAAAATTATTTCTGGGCGCCTTAATGTCTGCGATAGAAATCTTGAGATTGTTTTGGGCCCATTCGCCGTCATTCAAAGACTCGAACTTAAACAGCTTTGTAGCGTGCTTAGGATCATCTGGAGAGAATGCTGCGTTAGTGCTTCTCAAGTCTTGTGAAATAAACCAACCAGTTCTAGAAGATCTCGCAGAAATTGTTCTGTCATTGTGATAATAAGTAGAATTATTCAAAGCAGCAATGAATCCGTAATAAGAACCAGCAGCTGTATTATTCGACACTCTGTTAACGGCGCCTTCGAAACTTTCGCCCAAGAAATAGCCTTTATCGTAATTACTCGTTGAGTCGGTAATGGTTGTATTTAAGAGCGTTGGATCAGTGTTAAATACGCTTCTAACAAACTTGCCAGCATTTCTATTGAAACAGAATTCATATTTATCCATTTGTTCAGGATTATTTTTATTGCCAATTAAAACATTCCACATGCCGCCATCTGCGTTTTTATAAAACGCGCCGAGAGAGGAAGAGTTTGGATGTTTTGCCGTAGACCCACTCATTGTAGGTTGGGATCCAGACAAAGTAATGGCATAGCCATCTTTCAAATACCACACTGCAGCCAGAGTTCCAGGAGGCTCATTAATGGACAAATCATTCATATTTCCACTAATAAAAGAGGGGTTTCTTATGCCGGTACCAGCGTCAACATTTTGCTGGGAGAAAAAGATTGTGCCATTTCCGAATCCAGAGACTACAGCGGTGTTTCCTGCGGATCCGGGCTTAGCTTGCCAAATTGCCACCGAGCCAGATTGGGCTGCGTCGCTGTCAATAAGCTCTGCATAAAAACCTGGTGCGTCTGCAGGGAGTCCATAACTTTTAGGTCTTGTGCGAGAGTAATTAATCGCTGTAGCAAGGTTTTGTTTGAATGTCAGAGTCGCATCCGACGCATGGGCGTTCGAACCACTAATAAGAATATGATTACTACCAGTGACGACGCCTGCGGCTAAGTTATCATCACTTCCATGTTCAAATTTCCAAACATTCCCATCAGTATCTGTCAACTGTAGGACTCCATGGACGCCGGCGTAAGCCTCGCCACTAGCCCCTAACTCAGAACCGGTTGCGATGGATCCATATACTTTCATGCTTCCAGATTTGTGTACCAACAGATTAAGGCGGGCGCTTTGTGCAATTTTGGATTTATCAAGTAAGAATAATCCATAGGCGCCAGCGTTTTGAGAAAGCGTGGCGGAAGGATTTTTATATGTACCAACGCTATCCAGGTTCCATCCTGCTTGTCCGGTAGTGGTGGCATTATCAGCTGCCTCACCAAGAACACGAACAAACGTCAAAGGAGAGTTGTTTCTAAGCCAAGCTTGAGCCGCATATGTTGCGTACATTGGCGATGAGAGATTTCCTTCACGCCAGGGATCTGCATTAGCTTGAAGTCCAGGGACTGTGCCACCAAAAACTTCAATAAATTCTGAAAAAGAATTAACTTGGACGGGGCGCATTGCCGGTCCTCTTAGTGAACGACCGATGACGACCGGTCCTACGTCGTTTCCTGCACTCGGGAGCGCAGACATATCAATCTCGTTGATAAAAACTCCTGGAGATACAAATTTAAATTTTCTCTCAGCCATAACTCAAACTCTCCTTATTGCTTTGTTAGGAATATTTTCTGATCAGTTTCGCATTTTCAATAAAAAAGCAAACTTTTATTTATAAATAAATAGTAATTTTAATTCCAAAACACCATCTTAATATTATTTACTCTCTATAAAACGGATCGCCGGGCGCGGCTGAATCGTAATCCTTCTTGTCATCCAAAATTACGTGTTCTCTCGGGAACTTAACATCGACGAAATTTTGCCTTCGAACGATTCGCGGACTTTCTTGATTCTTATCGTCACCTATAACGTATCCCAGCACCCTTAATTCAATACTCGTTTCGTACTTTCTCTCTTCTTGTCCTAAAGACGAAATATTATTTTCATGTGAAAAAGACTCACCCAAAAAGCCTTCGTACATGTGTTCTTCGTGTTTCAACTCAACATAATTCAAGCCATTCGGCCTTGTTATAAAAGGCGTCATTATTTCATTAAGTTGTTGTTGGTATTCTGTTCTTGCTCGTATTGAATAGGTTGTCTCGATATAAATTGGTAATGGAATTGTTATTGTCTCATAGACAATTTTAGGTTTCTTTTTGGGCTTGACGAACATAACGCCATTATTTCTGCTTTTCTTCGTTTCTTGCTCGGCCAGGCGAGCTAAATCTGCATTTATAAAATTTGAACTCTTAAATTGGTTAACCTCTCTCGCAATCGTAACAGTTCCGCCTTTTGCATCTGGAACTGGTGGGACATTGCCATATACAGCACCTTTACGAGTTAGAGATTTTGTTATTCCAGTTCTCTCAATTGTAATCACTGGAAGTGTCAAAAGTCCATTTTTATCTCTTAAATTAACATCATTCTTAATCTGATAAGCTCTTTCAGCTGTCACCCAGATTACCGGGACCTTTTTGAATCCTTTGTTTGTCATAGAATGAATATCTAAAGTTTCATTAACGTATGTGAAGACAGATTGATCAATTGTTTCAACAGAAGATATCCCAAAAGGTATTTCTTTAGTTTCCATCGAATAATCCCTCCCGCGCTCTTATGCACTTTGCTGAAACCTCGATTCTCTTATCTGCTTGTCCAAAAATCTCTCTTGGCTCAGACAAAGTAACGATTTCATAATAAGTATTACCGTATAAGACGAAATCTCCTTCTCTAACAAACAAATTTTGGTCTTCTGTCAGCCTTCTTTTGTGAAAATGAACAGTTATATTAACATTTTTGTCCAATCCATAAGTTTCTGTAGTGGTTTCTAATCCTTCGAAATCAATTAAAGCGTGTACTCTGATTGGAGGAAGAAACGTTTTCTCGATGGCCTCGCCATAAAGAGAATGAAAGTTCGTAGTTTCCAAATCAATAGGATAATATATTACTTGTTGTCCGATGACTCTTTCTATAAGCTCATCATTAACCTGTTTTACTAAGTCTCTTTCTTTTTTGCCGGCAAAAAGCGGAGGAGGAGGTGACTTAGGTCTTTTCCATTTTTTCTTATCCATGATAGATACCTAAAGGCACTGTTTTTGCAGTTTCATTGACTTGTGATACCATAGTCGATTGATCTGCCGACATTTGCTTATAGGTCATCTCGTCGAGTATGATTTTAAGTTCTTCTCTTAGTTTATCTTGCTCTTCTTTCGATTGTGAAAACAATTCTTGCGCGTTGAGTGTCAAATCATTACCTGGAATTGGAATTGTCGCAAATTTACCCCTAACCTGAGCCAACATCTCTTTTGTTAACGCAAGTGCGAATCGACGGATCCATTGCTTACCTATAGAGTTGATGTTTTTGTACGGAATATTGGCAAATGGGAGCGTGTTCATATTGTTTATGCCCTCAATCCCTGTTTTTCTAGCGTATCCGTCTCCTGTTGATTCTGCGGCCTTGTCTTCTTCCCACGGATCTGTTCTTATTGTGAATTCAACCCACACTTGTCTGGGAGAGACGCTTGTTGGTATGGGAAAAATTCTAAATCGATTATTTTTCAACTCATAAGAATAATGTGAGTTTCTCGTGTAAATCGCGTCTTCATATGCCATCGCTTGGGCTTTGTTTTGCCAAGGAGGTATAACTTCAAAAGTAGAA